GATAATTTATATTCTGCTGTCGAGTCGAAAACTTCCGTATTACTATTTGATTCATATAATGATTTTATTTCCGATGCTGTCAAGTCTGCTGTCGCTCCACTTTCAATTCCATCAAGTTTTGTTCTGTCCGTTCCGGGGGACAGAGTTGTCGCTGAGCTTGCATTTCCTGTGATGTCGCTATCTGTATAAGCCAAAGTTTTAGGAGTTCCCCAAGTTGAGTTCGTTGAGGTAGCTTGATAATGATTAATCTCAAAACTATCTTTATCAAAAGATAAAAGATTCGCATCGCCGCCGCTTGTATCCCCCCAAGTATCTAAGACAATAACATCGCGGTAATTGCTATCCGCTGCCCCTGTCATACCACCTTCACTCCCAAAAAAAACTTTCATTGCGTTTTCTGTATCAATCGTGGAAGTGTTGGGCTTCATATCCCTATCATCTGTAGCATTTAAATGTTGGACTGCATCTGTTATTTCGGCATCTGTTTGATCTGCTGTAGCTCCTACCTCAATACCTGAAAGTTTCGCAGTATTAGCCCCTATATCAATCCACTGAGCATCATTAGAAGCGGATATGATTGCAACATCACCCACTAAATCATCGATTCCTATCTGTTGAGCATCATCGACGCTTATCCTTGTTTCTATTAAAGTATCCAGAGCTTCGATTGCCGTTTGGACATTTGTGCCACCATTTAAAATAACTGAATCGTCAAAAGGAACATCAATTGCGTTTTGATCTGCTGTAGCATTATTTTCGATGGTTGATAATTTCAAAGTATTCGCATCAATATCAATCCACTGATCCGTATCGACTGCGGCAAGCGATGCCAAGTCAGCCGTGTGCGCGTCGATTCCTACTTGTTGAGCATCATCAACACTTATTCGCGTAGCAATTAGGGTATCTAGCGCCTCTATTGCTGTTTGAACATTATCACCACCATTGAGTATTACAGAGTCATCAAAGGGGACATTTATCGCATCTTGATCCGCTGTTGCTCCGGTCTCGATCCCTAATAATTTGCTTATTTCTGCGCTTGTTGTGAATTTATTAGTTGTTGCCGTATCGTCAAGATCATCAGGATCTATTACAACTACTCCAGTTTTTCCGTTTACAGAATCAACCGCGCCGCCTGTGGCTAAGACTTCATTTTTCCATTTACTAGACGCTGCGTGATATTGAAGAATTTCGTTGTCAGCTAGCGCGCCACTTATTGTGACATCAGATAGCGCGCCTATTGAAGTCGCCCATGGTGGCGATCCTCCAATTCCGACTTCTGATGATATTTCATCTAGTGCCGCTTTGACATCAATGGCCGTAAGTCCACTTGCCGTATTGTCATAAGGAACTTCCGAGGAAATTTGATCCTGAGTAGCCTCACTTTCTATTCCATCTAATTTAGTGTTTTTTACATCTGTATAAGCGTTAGCCTCTAACTCGTATAAAGCTTTTATTTCAGAGCCAGTCAAATCACCTGTCGCTCCAGATTCAATTCCTAAAAGTTTAGCCTTTTCGCTATCTGAGTAATTATTAGTGTCCGGATTGTTTTCATATTGAGTTTTTATTTGAGCATCAGTTAATGTTGTGCTCGTTCCTAATTGTAGAATATATTCTAAATCATCATTATCCCATATATACCTAACAACGTCCGAGCCTATTCCAGTATCAACATTTGCATAAGATCCAACCGAGGGCGATGGAAAGGCAATCTGAAGTGCTGCTAGTGAAATGTATTCCCCTAAAAATTTAGAACTATCTAGTCCTGCAAGTTTTGTTTTTTCGCTATCTGTATAAGCATTTGTATTTGACTCCGATTCATAAAGACTTTTTATTTCTGGCCCTGTCAAATCTGCTGTAGCATTATTTTCTATATTCGCTAATTTAGCTTTTTCGCTGTCGCTGTATTCATTTGTGTTTGGGTTATTTTCATACTGGATTTTTATTTCGGCATCTGTTTGGTTTATTTCTCCAGATCCGTCGCCGCCTGTAAAATAATCTAATAAACCCGTGAATGGATTGAATTTAAAGCTCATTTTTTACCACGCTATTTAAAACCTCTTTTGTGCTGTCTGTATATGAAACTAATATTGTCCCGATTGCTGTCCCACTAAAAGAGTAAGTGTATAATTCACTAGATGTTGTTGGATATGTTGCCGCTATCGTGTCATATTCCCCAAAAGGTGACAGGCCAATTGTTTTATTTGAAATTAAAACTTCCTGAGCCGTTTTATTTTCTCTTGTTGGAGAGTCAACGTAACTCTGGGAATGTTTATCTTGAAGTGTTTTTTTATTTAACATTTAAAGCGTCCTTTGGATTTGCATAGTACCATGCAATAACTTTTTTTCCGCTTGCGTATATATTAATTATTTTTACTGTGTAACCTGATTTTACTTGTAGCTCGACAAGCTTGCGTTGTAGCAATTTTTCTGTTTTAGCCTCTAAATAATTATAGCTTAAAACCATCATGCACCCTTAAAAAAAAGGGAAGGATTTTTAGTCCCTTCCCAATTATAGATTAAACTCTTTTTTATGGAGTTTCTTCGATTTTTACAACTCTTTTTCCAGAATCTAAAACGCTGAATCCTGCAAGATAGTCTAGTGAGTATCTAGTCGCAAGGTTAGCAAGATCATATTCTCTTTGAGTTCTAACACCTTGTTGAAAAGCGAAACCAACCGCTGAAGGGTGCCAAGCATAAGAGTCATTTGCGTCAAAAACATTTGAAACAATTACTTTCATTCCGTAAACTTGTCCAATCTCACCATTTAAAATTGGTTGATTTGATCCATACTTTTCACTAGAAATGAATCCGTCGATTCCTAACATGTCTCTTTCTTTTGAAGATCCAACACCTAGAAAAGATTCTCTAGGATCAATATTTTGATCTACTAAAAGTTTTCTCATAGCAAGAATATCTGAAAGAGCAATTATTTCCCCTGCTGCGTCAGTGTACTGAATTACATGATCTGGACTTGAAGCTGATGCACTATCAAATTGAGCCTTGATTAGTTTATCAATATCAAACGCCATGTCCGCTGATGCTTTCATTAAAGAATCTTGAACAATAGCAATCGTTGCTTGCTCGTCCGCAATATCTTCTAAAAGAAATTGTACAACTCTATGTTGGTTTAAGTTGATTGTGTCAGCAACATAAGTTATTGCTTGTGAATCAACCGCAACGTTTTCACCTTTAGCGCCAACAGTAAAACCGCCAGATCTAGGTAATTTAATTGAGCTTGAACCCTTAACCGCTAAGTTAGAATAGTTACTAACTGTAGGGATAAGCTTTGAAGCTTGTTGTAAGTAAAGTTGAGCCATGTTAGAAACTTGCGCCATTGCTGAAGCTTGAGTTTCTGTAACTCCCATTAATGTATCAGCCATATTAACCTCTTGTGTTTAAAGCCTTTGCAATCATATTGCTCATAGCTTCTTTTTGTTCGTCTGCACTCATGTGCTCGACTTTTTTTGTTAAAGGTTTATCGATAACTGGACTAGAGTCCGCCATCGATGCAACTTTTGTACCCTTAAAGAAGTACTTTTTTTCGGACTTTAATGAATTAACAAATTGTTCAATTGATGCGGTAACAGGCTCTAATGTTTCTTCGTCTACTTCAATCATTTTTACATATTCTGATTGAGCTAAAAGATCATTAACGTCATAAGCATCTTTTGCAATTCGCTGAACCGCATTGTAAACATTTCCCTTCAAAATCTTCTCTTTTTGCTTTTGAAGTTTACTGCTTAATTCTGCTGTTCTCTCTTGTTCTAGTCCAAGTCTTTTTTGCCAATCTCCACTTTCTTCGAGTTTTTTATTCTCAATTTCAGAGAGTTTTGCCTCTAAAGTCTCCAATTCGCTTTTACGCGTCTTGTTTTTCTGTGACTCAAACAAAAGTCTTTCATTTGCTGTTTTTAATCGTTCGATTTCAGCAGCATAATCCGTTTCTTTAGATTGTCCGGCGTTCGCCTCTAATGCAAGTTCTTGCTCTTTTTCTATAGACATTATCTATTCTCCTTAATTATGGGCGTATTCCCATCATTTGTAAAATTACTTAATTGCCTTTTTAACGGCCTTATCCAAAAGTGCTGTTATTCTTTTCATTATTCCAACCTTAAAAATTTCACGCCCTGCCGGTAAAATCTTCCTTACTGGTAAGCGTCCAAGTCCATTCTGGTGATAACTTGCAAGTTTTGCGGCTAAGCCACCTCTAAAAAGTATTAATATGTTTTTCTTGTTTGTTATCTTCGCATATAAATTATTCAGCATGTTGCCGGATTTGACAAGATCAACCGGCTCAGATCGACCCTTTGTTTTTGCATATCCTTTAGAATATTTCTTGTAGCGATTATTACCTTTCACTGGAGAGTTGCCCGAAACAATTTTTTCAACAATTAGATCAACAATTTCTTTCTTCATTGCAATTGCAAAGTTTGATCTTGCATCTGGTAAGATTGACTTAATATTGACATTAACTTTTTTGATTCCTTTTAATTTAACTGGCATCTTCGATAATATCCTTAATCTTTTTGGTGATGCTTCTTTTGAAAGTTTCGCCGTTTTCATCATTCGGCAAAAATTGCCTAACTGGCAAAGTGTCCCCCGTATTGTGGTTATAACCAACTAATTTTTGCTTTTTATCAGTAATTTTAACCTCTATTCGATCTTTGAAGTTATCAACTCTAAGATCTCCCATGAGATTTCCATCTTCATATAAGTTAGCGACACTTTTTCCGGTAATTTTTGCATATTTCTTGGATAATGATTTTTTAAACTCACCTTTTGAAACTGGAGTAACACCTTTAGATAAATATTCCTCCATAGAATCAATTACAGTTATTCCTATAAGCTCAGTGACCGCTTTCCTTTTCGACGGCTTAACGGTCTTTATTTGCTCTGATAAGTCTAAGGTGTAGACAAATTTAGTCTTACTTATCGGCATTATCCTCGTCCTCTCCAAAAATGCTCGTTAAATCTGCTTTCCGTTCTTCTTTTATTGTTGAGATCTTCTTTTTAGCATTTTCGACTGTAGTATTAGGATCTAGCATAATAAGAGCCTCGTATTTTTCTATTAATCCGAGCATTAATTTCTTTTCGATATTAGAAAGAATATCGGACTCTGAAATTATAGGTCTTGATTTGCTATATTTAATCGTAATGTTTTTACTTCTAAATTTTTGACGATCTTTAATGTCATAAAATGATTTTATTATATTATAAAGAACATTTTCACATTTAGCGAAAACTTGCTCATTAGATTCTATAATATTAGAAATATCAGAGTTAGCGATCATTCTATCTAGCCCACTTGTAAAGTTATCAGATCCATTAACGCTTTGAGATCCATCGCCTAGATGTTCAGTAATTATTTGATGTCCAAAGTTCTGTAATATTTGTAGCTGGCCATCAAGATTCGGAGCAGGATTTAAATAATCCAATGTTGTGGGAATCCCCCCTTCAACCTGTGGCAATTTAGAATAAGTAAATAAACTGTTATATATTTCACTTGGCATTTTTTGATCGCTCGGGTGAGATAAAACCAAGTGTCCAAAACTTTGAACATTTGCCGAAGTAAGCATTGATGAATATTGAGTACAAAATTCTATAGTTTGATTTGTAATAGGGTTTGATATTGGTAAGGCTGCATTATCCCCTTGCTGTGCAAAACAAGCCGGAATCATACCTAGATCATTTACATTATTTTCGTTACCCTCAATAACTTCGTGAGAAACTGTTATAGATCCTCCGTTCCCATATTCACAATTAACAACAACGTGTTGATCTGCTGTCCATATTGCATATCTTTTTCTTGAAGAGTCTTGCTGTGAATCTTGAATTAAAGATTTTCTTCCATCAGTATCATTTGAACTATACAAACTACTACTTGGAAAGTTAACGATAAAAACTTCAGTCTCTCCAATAGAGTTAGTTATTCTTGAAAATTGAAATGGAGCTAATGGGCGTAAAACAATTTCTTGTTCTCCATTAATTTCTACAAAACTAAACCACATTGCCGCATATCTATGTAAATTGTAATAAACGTCAAAAGTTCGCCATGCTTCCGATGCGTCGACTTCCTCCATTAATTCCGAATACTCTTTGGTTTCTTGATCCGTTCCAAGATCTCTTATTGGAGGCTGTTTATATGCCTTAGATAATTTATCAACGCATTTCTTTGTTAGGTTTAAATCTGCTATTGAAAAAGATCCGTGAGTTTTAGGGTAAATTGTTTTGATTCTGTTAGTAACATGAGTTTTCAACTCTCCACTATATACTTCAAAAGCTTTTATTTCTTTTTCTCTTCTAGCCTTGTTTTGACTTGAGTTTATATCAGAAATTATATTCCTAATTGTGCTATCGTCTAATAAATCCATTTTTCTTGCCCTTTTTATGAGAATGTTGCCGTTTCTGTATACTTTGGTCTAATACTATCCAATTTCCAACAAAAATAACCTAGCGCGTCTGAAATATGCGTTAAGTCCTTTGATGCTCCCTTTTGATCCAATGACTCATTTTTCCAAGTTACCTTTTCTAAATCGCCAATTAGTTTCTTACACTTAGGATTAATTATAATTCGATTAGCCGTCAAAAGTCTATTTACGTTATTTACACGATCTGTAACAAAAGGATTAAATACCCTTGGAATTGTAAAACCGGCCTCTTTTAAGATTTGATGATCTGATTTTCCGGAGGTTTTTCTGTTCGCCCCTGTGCTATCTGGTATCACAACGCCTCCAGTATAACCCTTTTCTTTCAATTTATTTACCATCTTGTAAGTGTCACTATTAGGCAAAAAAACCTCGTCGTGGATATAAAAAGTGTCATTTATGTATTGTCCAATCACGCAAGTCATTGGCGAAACATTAAAATCCATACCAAAATATATTTGTGCTCCCTGTGGTCTTTCTTCTCTGACGTGTAATTCTCTGTTAAAAGCGTAATATGCTGATCCGTCGCTTGAATCCGAAAAAAGCCCCTCTAGGAATCTTTCACGATCTTTTTGGGGCATCGCCTCGAGAATGTTTAAATAATCCTCGTCTATGTTATCAATATTATCTTTTGGATTCATTAAGATATGACCATATTCATGCGGATTTTTTAAAGGCTCTGACTCTATTGGATCTAGCCCTTTTATAAATAACCAATATGACCAATGATTTTTAGCCGGAGGATTGAAATCGAACCATACTCTTTTTTTAAGACTATTCTTTTCAGCTAGTCTCGATAATACTAACTGGATTGCTGAGTAATTAAGCTCTGAGGCTTCGTTAAAATACTCTGTGCTGAATTCCATACCTAATATTTTTTCAACTCTTGAATCATCTAAACCACATAGCCATATTTCTGATCCATTAGGAAAAGTAACAAAGTAATCCGTTTTATTCCATTTAACCGGAAGGTTTGGAAAGCATATGGCCAAAACCTTTGGAAAAGTGTCCATAAAAATAGATCTCTTAACAGAGCTAAAAGTCGATCTTATTATTGCGTGTCTTGATTTTACCTTGCAAGCCCTAATTATCATCGCGTAAATAATGATAAAAGTCTTTCCAGATCTCGAACCACCATAGCAAGCAGCATATTTATTATTCGCAAGTATGGGAATCGCTTCAATTTGTTTAGGAGTTTTTTTAAAGATTTT